CGGCCTCGCTTACGATTGCCGCCATTCTTCTCTCTGCCTCTGCGGCCTCTTCTGCTGCCTTCGCTTTGCGTTCCTCTTCGTCTGCCTGCTGGACCTGGATCTTCAGGATTTTCTGACGCAGAATGAACTCTTCGACCGTCAGGCTCCTCAGAACTCCGAGCGACTCTTCCTGGGCACCGAACTGCTCTGTTAGTTTATCCTGTGCCGCTGCTGCATCCTGCATGATCTGCGTCTCGTCAGCAATCATTTGCAGTCGGCGCTTTCGCTTCGGGTCCTCTTCCTTCAGAATTTCGATCTGCCTTTGCAGCTGTCTATTGGTTTTCACCTGAGCATCGCCGGCATTGATGATCTGCTCGCGGAGCGCGCCAGCCGCAGCGGTCTTGAGGTTTGCCTCTATCTCGGCTCCCTCGCCACTTATCAGCATCACCAGTTGCTCGACTGCCTGTGCGACCGGGCCGAGACCCGCTGGTAGCTGCTTGACGATCTCCCCCATCTCGGCAAAGGCATCGTCCGCCTGCATCGCACTTCCTGCAAACTCCGCAGTCAGTGCCTCCGTCAGCTTCATGCCGGCGCTGAAACCCTTGATGCCGAGTTCGAGTGCCGACATCGCCCCCAGGACCTTGCCCATCCCGAGAGCGACCTTAGCAGTCGGCGTGTTCATCGCAGAATCGATGGTGCCGCCGGTCTTTTTCACCATGTGCTCAGCTTGCGCTAGCCCCTTGTCTAGCTTGTCGAGCCGAGCGGTAATGTCGATTTCGAGCTTACCTGCCGCCATGAATGCGCCTCATCTCTGCCTCGACGTAGGCACGATGGTCTACAACTTCACCTTGTGGGCGCTGTCCGGCCAGAGCCTTGCATATTCCGTTGAACTGTCGCATGCTCAACTCCAAGGGGTTGCCAACTCCGGGCAGTAACTGGGCGACGGTCACGGCTTCTTGGTAGAAGTCCCGTCGCCCTGAGTAGGGTCCGCAGGTGCATCGTCACCCTTGGAATCATCGTCGATATCGAATCCGAGGACCTGGAGTGCCAACTGCACCAGATCGTCAGGCGTCGTATCCACCACTTCGTCGAAATCTTCAGGGCTCACCACATGCTCGAGAATTGAACGCGCACCTGCCAGAGTGAACGCCGACCGAATCAGATCTGTGGTCATGCCCTTGCGCTGCCGCAGGTCGTCCATCGCCTTAATCTTGGTCTCGTCCGATGCATCCATATCTGCGAGGTCCTGGATCAATGCCTTTCGGTTTGCAGAGAAGTTCGCGTCCATCAACTCGATGACGTTCTGCACCGACGCCAACGGCACGTGAAACGTTTTCGCTTTTCGCTTGACAGTTAGGTGGCTCATGCTTGAACAGTGTTCCAATCTCGTCTCCGTCGGACGTCGATACTCTTCGGCTTTTCAAACAGCCGGCAGGTCCGGAGTGCCACGTGCACTGCCTCGTCTTGTTCAACGTCACCTGCAACGCCTTTGCGGAGAACAGTGCCGTCAGCATACTCTATCCGAACGATCCAATCATCCGGCGTGAATATGCGGTAGCCGATTGGGGAGACGATCCCATTCTCCATTATGCGGTCTCGTCCCAAGTTTCCACGAGCGCCTCGCCGCCGCTCATTTGGAAGTTCATGGTGATGGTCGTGTCTCCACCCATCGTGGAAGTTGCGGCCATTGAGTCGATTATGCCCTTGAAGACCCAAGTGTTGCCAGTAGCGAACGTGAGCGTGATGTCTGCCCCAGTCGCATCCGCTGCCTGCAAGCCTACCGTTCCATCGGTCGTGCTGTTTGCGGGGGATCCTGCTGCATTCGGAGCGGTGTTGCTCGCATTGTACTTCAGGGTGCCACCCGCAGAACCCGTGACATCCATCAGCCCAAGGATCCTTCGGCGACCGATGTCCGTGTATCCGGTAATGTCGTGCACCGAACGTGTCACCGTCGCGCTCCAGGTGTTGAAGACGGCCACGTTGTCATTGGTTGCACCGAGTGCAACGTTTCCTTCCGATCCGTGAATGAAGTTAGGCATCAGAGCCCTCCTGTCTGTGCGCCCCTCGCGGAAACGCTGATAGTTGCCACAATTAGTTCGTCGTCTCGAGCGATTGATGCGCCGCTCGTACACTCCATGAAGATTCGATCGAAGTTCGTTCCGGTGCCCTGCACCGGTGTCCCGAAGAGCTCGATGATCTTATCGGCGATCCCACCAAGTTCCTCGAGCCCATCTTCCCACCTGCCGAAGATACTTATCTCGTACACGGCGTTGTGCATCATCACGCCCCCCCCGTACTCCTTCGATATCTCGTCTGAAACCTGCTCGAACGTGATCAGGGGGAAGTCGTCGCCTGGATCCCCATAATTTGCAGAGACCCGTCCGCTCACCAGAGCGAACGCACTGCCCGAAGTCTGATCGCTTATCAACTGAGCGTAGATGGCTTCATCGATTGCCTTAGCCATGCGGTCCGCTCCTGTCTATTTGCTCCAGCACTTTGCCATACCGCGACAGAAAGATCGTGACCGCACGCGGCCGGATCTGATCAACCGATGGCCGTAGAAACGGTCTCGGTGCCATGTGCTTAGTCCCGCCCTCGAGGAAAACCGCATATTTCGTCGCCTCGCCGAACCCGGCTCCCTGGGCCAATCGCACGCCGAACTTTCGCCGAGTTCGGAACTTCGATTTCACACCCGCGACCCATGAGTTTCGGAGAAGGCTGCTTTGCGCCACCGGCGGCTGTCCTGGAGCACTCGACCGTGCAGGGTTGCCCGGATACTGGATTCCAGAGCCTGCTCTCGACAGTCGCTTCCGGATGCGCTTCTGGAGGCTGATCGCCACGAACGCCAAGCCGGAATGGACGCCCTTGCTTTGCATGTTGAAGATTTTTTTTGCATTGAAGATTGCCCGGTTCGCCATTATACGCCCTCGTTCGATCGTGCGTCGATTATCAGGTAGAACAGTCTGTCGGTGTCGTCTCGCATTCCTGGAGTCCGCTTGCCCGTCACCTCGAACTTTCGTCCATCAAATTCGAGGCGATCCGTCACCTCAACATCGGTTGAACCTGCCGCGTAGATCGTTACGGATTCCTCGGCTTGCTGGCGATCGCCCTCGAAGCCCTCAGTTACAGAACGTGCCGCGACGTATCCCTGAAACGCTGGCAACGGCAGAAACGTCTGCTTTCGCGATCCGACAGAGTCGCGGGCGATGCTCGGGCGCAGCACGGTGATCGACTGCCCTCGGGTTTGGATCAGCGCGCTGATCATCGCACCCTCCGGAATGGTGCCAGCAAGCTGTTCACATTGGCGGTCCACTCGGACCAGGGACGCACAGTGTACGAGTAGTCTCCGAGGCTTTCCTGATTGATCGCTCGATCCCGGTCACGTCCACGGAATGCGTCGCTGATCAGCTCGAACGCGGCCTGGACGATTGCGTTCGGGAGGGTGCTGTACCCTGCCGAGTAACGCACCAGCACGCTCTGGAAGCTGTTCGGGAAGCGATTCGGCATACGCTTCGAATCGTCAGCAGGAAAAGCGTCAGCGCGTAGATGCACAAGGCCGCGATCGAAATCAACCCGATACTCGTTTTCATCATCAGAGGCGACGGTGAGGAAAGCGGTCGCGTCCAGGACATTGCGGCCTCCCATCCGGTGCAGGGTGAAGCTGGGCGCGTTGTGGATGCTGGTCGACGCGAAGCCGGTTAGCGCATCGATCGCGGCGGATAGTGTCGCTGTCGTGGGGTTAGCCGCGAACGTGAGCGTCGAAGTAGACGACGTGCCGTCGGACGCGATGCGTACAAGCCGCGCCTGATCTTCCTCGATCGATACAGTTGCGAGTAGATCCGTATCAGTATCGCTCGAGACTGCGAGGGAGTCACGCGCCCCATACGCCACGAGGTCCACGCTGATAACAGGAGCGTTCGTGAGAGCAATTGTCCGATCAGCACGCGCATCGAGGAACTCCGTGATTGTACGTTGTACGATGACGCGATCGCACCACCGCTCGATCTGGTCGCTGACGTTGTTGACCAGGGTTTCGATCAGCGTGTCGTCACTGCTCGAGGTCACGCCCATGTAGGTCTTCACATCGGCGACGGTGGTGAGTGCGTTGGAAGCGAGGGCCATGGTGGGATCCTATGCGTTGCGGCGTGTCGAGTACAGGTCGGACTTCGGTCGCTGGGTGTTGGTCGTCTCCAACCGGGCACCCTGCACATCACGCCCGAACAGGAACGCGGTGGCCGAGATGTAGTTGCTACCGCCATCGTTGATGTAGTTGATGCGGAAGTATCGCTTGCGCGGCGGTTCCAGGGGGATGTCGAACACCACGTCGGAGTTGTCCTCGGATCCGGTGAAGAAAAATCCGGCTGTGTTGTCGATTGTGGAATCGCTCATCGCGATCAGGTCGGTATACGTGCTGTCGTCGTCGGACTCTTGCAACGTCAACGTCGAGGGTGCCGCAGTCACGGAGCCGAGGTTGACGCTTATGACCAGCTTGCCGCCAGCAAAGCCGAACGTGTCGACGTTCGTGAGGTTGCTCGGCGACTGGGTGAGTCGCACCAACTGCGGAGGGATGTGCCCGATGGCCTTGTACGAGTCGAACTTCATGGGGTCTCCAAGGGGGAAGAGGGGAGGACGGGACGGTGCCCCGCCCCCCCCCGATCG